TTCCACACCGCCTTAATTTTGTCCGTAACCCACGCAAATACCGGCTGCAGCGGCGTAAAGGCATTGCTGATGGGCCCCATCGCGGCGGAGAACCCCTGCGCGACGCCGCTGATAAAGGCGCTGATCGGCTCCCAGTACTGGCGGATCAGCAGCGCGCCGCCGACGATAGCCGCGACGATGGCCACCACCGGCAAGGTGATGGCGCCGATGGCGGTGACGATAGCGCCGCCCACGACCGTGAACAGGCCGCCAAGGATCTCGACGCCGGCCATGATGGCACCGACGCCGCTGACCACCGGCCAGACCGCCATGCCGATAGCGCCCAGCGCGCCGACAAAGGTCAGCGCCACCGCCGCCGCCGTTGCGATGCCGCTGGCCAGCGTCGGGTTGTCCTGCAGCCACTGGTCGACGGTCTGCAGAAACTGCGTCGCATCCTGCGTCAGCGTGCGCAGCGTGCCGTCGAGCGGCGCGTAGAGATCGACGCCGATAGCTGCTTTTGAGGCGTCCAGCTTTTGCAGGTCGCCGCCCAGACTATCCTGCTGCGACTGCGCCATGCGCGCCGTGCCGCCGTCGGCGTGCTGTACGGTGGCGGTGAGCGTCGACAGCTCGCCGCTGGCCGCCCCCTGGGTCAGCAGCGCGGCCGCCGGGGCTGCCTTGTCGCCGACGAGGTTTTTCAGCACCTCCGCCTGCTGCGCCGCGCCCATGCCTTTTTTGGCGAACGCGGTCTGGATATCTTTCAGCAGCGGCATGATCTGACGCGCGTCGCCGTTTTCATCGCGGGTCGATACGCCGAGTGCGGCGATGCTGCGTTCGGCAGCAGGCGTCTGCAGACGCGTTACTACCGCGCCGACCTCCTCGCCCGCCGCCGCGCCGGTAATGTGGTTTTTTGCCAGCAGCCCCAGCATAGCGGAGGTCTGCTCAACGCCAACGCCAGCGCTTCTGGCGACCGGCGCGACGCGGCTCAGCGCGCTGCTCAACTCCTCGAATGTCACGCCGGTCTGATCGAGCGTAGCGTTCAGCACATCTCCCAGATGAGGAAGGTCGCTGCTGTCGAGGCCAAAGGCGGTTTTTGTTTCCATCAGCAGGCCGGCGTTCTCCTGTGAGGAGTGGCGGTTAACCTGCGTCATATTGAGCGCCACCGGCGTCGCGGAGGCGATATCGTCAACCGAGCCGCCCGCCTGGGCGAGGTCGAGCTGCGTCTGCGCAACGGCCTGCGCCGGAACGCCCGTTTCCACGCTAAGGCGGCGCGCCTGCTTATCCAGCGCCACAGCCTGAGGCGACGCCTTATTCAGGCCGGTCGCGGCCTGCAGCGCGGTATCGGTGCGCGCCAGCTCGTAACCCGGACGCAGCAGCGCGGCGCCGGCGGTGAAGCCCGTTTTCGCCGCGCCGATGGCCGCTGCGCCGCCGCTGCGGATCTTGCCCGCCAGCGCCTGGCCTTTGCGGTATTGCTCCGCTATTTGGTTATGACGCGCCTGCTGCTGGCTCAGCTGTTGCAGCTGCTGCTGCTGACCGCTGAGGTTAAGGTTGGCCTGCGCGGCTGAGGCTTTCAGCCGCAGCTGTTCGCTGCTCAGGCTGCGCGTAGAGATGCCCGCGCTGTTCAGGCTCTCGCGCTGCTGCTGCACGGAGAGACGCAGGTTTTGCGCCTGGGTTTGCAGCGCGGCGGTTTGCTGCCGCGCCCTCTCCAGCGCGCGGCTCTGTGCGTCGGTTGGCTGACCGCTGCTGCGCATCGCCTGCGCCAGCGCCGCCGTTTCGGCTTTTGCCTCTTTCAGCTTCTGCTGGGTGTCGCTCAGCTGACGGCTGGTGGCGCGAAAGCCGTCGATTTTCGCCGACTGCGCCTGCAGCGCCGCAAGCTTCTGCTGCGTGTCGGCGATGTTGTCGGTCACCTGTTGCGTTTCATTCTGGAGGGTCTGTAGCGGGCGCAGCGCCTGATTAACCGCTTTCAGCAGCGCCTGCAGTTTGAGGTCTTCACTCATCCGTATTTGCTCCGCTGCGGATCAGGGCTTTATGCCGCCAGTCGAGCAGCTCGGCCAGCGGCAGGTTGTTCATTTCAGAAAGGGGCCAGTGAAAAATGGCGGCGATGTCGGCCATCAGGTCATTGACCGTCAGTCCGCCAGGCCATTCGACGCGGCCGACTTCGACTGCAAAAAACCGATCACCTTGCCGCCCAGCGCGATCAGATCCACCGGGTCGAGGCTATTGCACTCCGCTTTGGTCAGCGCAGGCAGCGTGATGCGCGGCAGCACCGTCAGCAGCGCATCGACGTCGCTTGATGCGAGATCGGCAAGGCGCACGCCGCGCAGCGAGCCGGCGTTCGGCTTAATCAGCTCTACCTGCGCAATGGCACCATCGCCGCGTTTTAACGGGGTTTCCAGCGCAACGATATTTTCTTGCTGTTCCATGTTTCTCTCTCTCAGACAGGTAAAAAAGCCAGCGCCAGGCGCTGGCGTCAGGATTAAGCCAGGCCGAGATTTTTACGGCGCTGTTCAAGGCGATCGGTGCCGTTCACCTTCTCCACCATGTTGACGGTGTCGATCTCAATCAGCTCTTTGCCGTTCCAGGTGAGCTTGAAGTAGGTGTTTTTGGTGGTGATTTTGGTTTCAGTGTCCTCACCCTGTTTGGCTTCGCCAAAATCGAACGCCTGATGACGGCCACGCACCTCAATCTCTACCGCGATCTCTTCGCCGGTGTCGTCACGCTGGTAAGAGCCGGTGAAGCGCAGCGGCACGGCAGAACCGCCCCACTGCGACAGCGCCAGGTCGTCCATGCCGGCGATAGTCCACTCCATATCGAGCGCGTCGTCGTCCAGGCCGTTATCGATAAAGGCGGCGCCGTTCATGCCGCCGCCGCGATAGGCGTCCAGCTTGCGGGAGAGCTTCGGCAGGGTGACGGAAGAGACAACGCCCTGATAGCTGTTTGAATCGTTGAAAAGGTTCAGCCCTTTCAGTTTGCGGGGTAGTGCCATTTATCCGGCTCCTCAGCTGTTAACGGATGCGGCGAAGTTCGCCAGATAGGTGTCGGTGATGCGCTGGCGCAGGGTGAGATCTTCCAGCGGCGGCACCGGCGTGTAGTCGTAGTCGATGGCGAGTTTGCCCGCCTTCAGGCTGGCAACGTCGTTGGCGCTTTCGTCGTACCAGGCAGACGCGCCCAGCAGGTAGCCGGCGTTGACCAGCTCGCGGAATTTGGCGTTGATGCCCGCCACGATTTCACGCACCAGCACCGGCGTCAGCGGTTTGTCGTTGGCCCACATGTGCGCTTCGGCCATGGTGTCGGCCAGCACCTGCGCGGTGCGGGTGTAGTTTTCAAACACAAAGAGCGGATCGTCGCTGCAGGTGCGGTTGCCCCAGAAGCGGAAGCCATCTTTGCGGATCAGCGTGGTGACGCAGGCTTCGTTCAGCAGGTCAGCGTCGGTGCCGCTCTGTTGCAGATCCCAGAAGACCGATGAAGAGATGCCGGTAACGCCGTTGACGCCGACGTTCGACAGGGTTTTATGCCAGCCGGTGTCGTTGTCGATTTTGGCGCGCAGACCGAGCGCGCGCGCCGTGGCAAACGCGGTTTCAGCGGTGCTGGTTGCGGTGTTCCAGGCGACGAAGTCGGGCCAGATCACCATCAGTTCGCGCTGGCTGAAGTTTTTGCGGTAGTTCATCGCATCGCTGATGGTTTTGCAGTTCCAGGCGGACACATAGGCGAAGGCGCGCAGCTGCTGCGCGATGCTCGCCAGCGCGGTCGCCACTTCCTGCGAGTCGAGCCCCGGCACGCCGAGGATGCGCGGCTTGACGTCGAGCTGCGTCTGCGCGGTCAGCAGCGCCTTCATGCCGGTGTACTGGCCGTTTTCATCGGTGGTGCCAATAAGGTTGGAGATCGTTTCCGCTTCGGTTGCGCCTTCGGCGACGCGCACCACGACGGTAACCGGCTTCGCCTGGTCGGCAATCGCCTGCAGCGACGCCGCCAGCGTGCCTTTGCTGCCGGCTTTGGCGATAGCGGCCTGCACGTTGGTCAGCAGCACCGGGGTGTTGAGGGGGAACGCCGTGGCGTCTGCGTCGTCTGCGGTGCAGACCAGGCCGACTACGGCGGTGGATACGGTAGAAATGGTGCGCGTGCCGTCGTTGATTTCGACAACGCGTACACCGTGATGATAATCAGACATCTGATGCACTCCGTGTTGAGGGTGCGCTCAGATTGTCAGGTCAGGTGAGAGAAATCATGCGGTTGCGGTTTGCTGAGGGCTGAGCGGACAGGTGAGAGAAAAAAAATCCTCGCTAGCGAGGATTTTTTTTCTCTCACCTGTCCGCTCAGCCCTCAG